TCAATCATAGTCATAAATATTTTTTTATTTATTATTTTATCATATACTTTCATATTAAACATATAATTTATTTTGGGTAAACTTAATAATTTTCTATTTAGTTTAATATCATTGAATGTAAATAATTCTGGAACAAATATTATTCTCTCCCATTGCCTTAATATATTTTTCATATTAACGATTATTGAAATAATTGTCTTTTCATAAAATCTCCAAATGATGGGAATAACATATACACATTTTTCTAATAATTCATTATTTATTTCATTAATATTTAATGGTGTTAGTATACACAAATCTGCATCTATAAAATCAAAATTATTCAGGTAATCCTGATTTGTTTCTGTTCCAATGTAAATACATAGTAGATTTTCTTTTGTCTTGTATACTTTTTTACTAAAAGTTGGTAAACATTTTCTAATAAAATATGATTGTTCTTTAGCGATATCAATAATATCATTTTGTGTTAATTTATTAAAAATAAATGGATGTCTTGTTATGATCATATGTAGCCATCTAACATACATTACTTTTGTATTTTTATATTTATAATCCTTAATTTCATTTTGTAATACTGTCAAAAAATAATTTTCATCATATGCACCATCCAGCCTTTTATTTAAAAAAAAATTTTTGTATTTATCAGTAGTATTTAATATTATTGAAACATCTTGTTTAATCATCATCCACCACTGTGAGCTTTTGTATATATTGTCATATTTTTTCATAAAATCAAATGATGAAATGTCATTGTTATTTGATGAGAACATAGTACTAAATAATTTTTGATTATATAGAGGACATGAATCTCCAGAAATTAAAAAGTAATAATCATTGTTATCTGCATATGCAACAGTCAACATGTTTAATGTTGCTTGAACTATTGAAAAATCTCCCCACTTGGTTTCTACAATATCTTTTATTATATATTTTTTAAAATAATTATCAACTTCATTTGCAAATTTAGGATGTATATATATATTATATTTTTTACTCAATTTTTTTATTTTTTTATGAAATAATGGATTACCATATGTCAATATTAAAAATGCTATTTTCATCAATAATATTATTGTGCAATAAAATTTGTTCTAAAATGATTTATTTATTATTAAATAAATAATATGATAGTATTATCTAATTGGATGTGTGTAATACTTTTTATTGTTTATAAAAATATCAAACAGACTTTTTATGTTCCATTAAAAAAGAAAAATATAGTATTGAATAAAATATACAAGAAGGAATTATAAAATGCAAGCATTTAGATATGTGTAAAGAGTCTAGTGATGTTATAAAAAATTGATTTATTTATATTTTATACCTTTGCATATCTAAAATAATATTATATATATTTATTATGTCTTTAATTAACACGGAAATGAATATCAATATTATGATTACTGGTCCAGTATCTGCTGGTAAAAGTACTTTAACAAATCTTCTATTTGTAGAACAATTTTCTGATATGAAGATTAAGCGAACAACAGCTGTTCCACAAATATATCACGAAGTAGAAGATATAAATCAAATATATGATTTAAAATCTATTCTTTTGAAAAATAGAGCAACAAATACAGATATTATGAAAAAGACTGAAAATCCAAGTTATAAATTAAAACTGGAAGATGTTAAAGAGATTGAATATTATGTACCAAAATTATTTGATTTTTTGAAGCTAAGAAATGATATTGTGCTAACAATCTATGATACACCTGGTTTGAATGATTCACGAACTAAAGATGTATATTATCAATATATTGACAATGTGTTTAATAAGTTAAATGTTATTATTTTTGTTTTAGATATCAATAGTGCAATGAATACATCAGATGAGAATGATATTCTTAGAATGATTATTACAAATATTAAAACCAATAAATTTGCCTATAATATAGACACTAAATTAGTAGTTCTACTTAATAAATGTGATGATATGTCTTTGAATAAACACACAAATAAATATTGTTTAGATGAAGAATTATTAGAAATGTATGAACAAGCAAATACAATTATTGGTGAAACTGTTAAAGAAATATATAATGGTTTCAAATATGATATTCTTCCCATTTCATGTGAAGATTCATATGTATATCGTATGTACAAGAGAAATCCAAACGCAAAATTAGATGAAAAACATCTTAATAAATTTGGAGCAAATGAATATGGAAAATCAAAATGGAATGTGATGTCTCAAGAAGAGAAGCAGTCAAGAGTAGCAGAATTATTCAAAGATTTTGATTATGATGACAGAATTACAATGACAGGTTTTAAACAATTTAGAGCAGTTATGCAAGAGATTCTTAATGATGAAAATCAATATAAATATTTATTGGATAATATTAGACTTGATTTACAAAAAAATATAAATAATTATTTAAAGATAGATATTACGAATGAATTAAATCTTTTTCAAAAATATCTTACATATTTAAGTCTCCTTACTGAAAAATTTGAGAAACAACCAAGTGAATTTGAATTTTTATACAATTCATTTGATAAGTTTATGTTAAATTATGGACTTAAATTTACAGAAGCATTTTGGTCTAATGTAAAGTCAAATAAATCAATAGATACATATCAACTTATACATAAGATCTACATAACATTTAAAAATCATTTTATTAAAGATAGGAAATATATTGATAATAAAACTATATTTAATAAATTTAAAAAGATGATTGATGATAGAATTGATGAAATAGTAAGATATATTAACATATATTGGATTGAAAAGATGGATAATCCGAATCTGATTTTCAATGAATTGAATCAATATTTTGATAAATTGTATGAGAATAAATATGAAATATTACATGAACTTATAGTTAGGAAGCTAAGTAATGTATCATTTTATACAAATATTTATACAAATATTTATTATACAGATGATTTAGCATCAATGTTAGATACAATTGAACAAAAATATAATTTTCCAAAAAATATAATTACAGATTTGGCAATTACTATTATTTTGAATACATATTCAATTTTAGCTACTAAAGATGCTATGACATTAAATAGTTTATGTTTGTTTTGGCAAAATGTAGCAATTAAATCATCTAATAAATATTATAAGAAACTACTATTTTTTAAGAATACATTTAAGATTGATATATCAAATATAGATGTATTTTTAAAATCTGATAATATTCCTTGCAATTATATGTCTGACTATATGATTAAAAGACTTAAAAATGAATATCCTGATGATATTGCAACATATGATGAGTTAATAGACCAATTATATTTTAAACCAGTAATTCAGGCAAAGGTTGAAATAGCAGAACAAAAATCATGTATTTCAAAACTAGATCAATTATTTTTAACATCTAAAATTATTGATACTATAAATGTTAGTAAAAATATAGTGTCAGATGATGATTCAAATAGTGATACAGTATTTGTTAACAATGATTAAACAAATAAAAAATATATTATTTATTTGTTTAGAAATTTGTTTAGAAATTTTTTTATAATATCTTAATTTTCAAAATATAAATAAAATTGATATTATTAGTATCTGATACGTATATTTATATTGTGTTTATAAATTTTACAGAATGGAAGAACTAAAAAATACTTGCATATATTGTTTGTCAAATGAAGCAACTTATAAAAATATATTGTGTTCTCATAAACTAATATGCGATAAATGCATTATTGATGTTATATATAATAAAGTTCCTGATGTTTGCCCAATATGTCGCCATAAAGCAATCATAAAAGGAAAATGTATGGGAGCAGGATGTTTAAATGGTTATATACCATTAAACAATAATACTGAAATAAAAAATGGAAAATATCCAATGTGTCCTACTTGCGACTTATATATGACATTATCATATGAACAAAGAAAACATTTACCAGAATGGTTTAGAAATTATCAACACATATATGGTATATGGGAAAAAAGCAACATATTATATTATCCAGATGAAATTGTAGATACATTATGTAATTTGTTATCTAAATTTAAGGAATATAATAAGTGGAATGGTATTTTATGTTCATTTTTAGATGAAAATAATTTTTTGAAAGAAATAGATGGTAAATTTTATATGTTATCTGTTGAACAAGTAGATAATATATTTGATTCAATGAAAAACATATCTGATAAAAAAGATAATGTAATATTGTCAAGTTTGGTTAAAATATGTTCGTATCCATGGAAATTAGACATAAAAAAATATTATCATGGAGTGTGCTATTATGGCAATTTTACTGATGAGGCAATAGCTTTTGATGCTATAAAAATAATAGAAAAAAATATAAAAAGATTTATTGATAAAATGTCAGTTGATAAATATATAAATTCACAAACATTTAATTAAAATTTGATTTAGAAATTTTTTTATTACACCATTTTGATTAAATATTTATTCATACAAGCTAAAAAATATATTGATACTTAGTGTCCTATTATTTAGTAGAAATTGTGTAATCAACTATTAGGTCTATTATTAATTTTTTGTATAACATAACTATTATATATTTTTTTCATATATTTTAAATCTTTGATAAAATATCTACGTGAATTTATTTTATTATTTTTATTCTTAATTGCATATTTAATTGCTTCAGTTAAACCATTATGATTAGGATAAACAGTATATAATTTATAACTAGTGAATTTTATATTTTGGTTAATTTTATCAAAATCATTAATCAGATAACCATTAGTATTATCAATAAGTTCATTCATTGGTGGATGATTTATTGTTATAACAAAAGTATTAAAGTATCTTGCTTCATTTATATAATGACCATACCCCTCTTTTGCACTCGGACATATTGCAACTGAAGCTGTATGACATAACTCTTTATAAATATCATCAGGAACAATTGAATTATATAAAGTAATATTTTTAAATTTTATAATATCATTTGCTGATATAATTTCTGCAGGTGAATTATATTTCATATATTTTTCGAAGATTTCTAGCATTGTTGAATAACATAAATTTCTACATGTTATAACTAATTTAATATTAGGATTTAATTCAAGATAGCAATCATTAGATAACCAGTTTTTAATAACATATGCTGTATTTTTAAAAGGGGATGATCCACTAAGCATAACAAACAGATTTGGGTCTTTTTTGATATCTTTTCTTGCAATTTTAAGTGTTTTGGGTATATAAGTTGTAAATTTTGTATAAATAATATCATAATTAAGTTTTTTTTCATTTTTAATTGCAGTAAAAAAATCATATCCTATTTGTGTTTTAGATAAAACTAAATCAATAGTATTCAGTAAATCAAATTGGTGATAATTTTTAAAAAGTTCATGATTTGGTATAAATATTTTTACTATTTTTTTAGTTCCTTTAACAACTACTATTTTTTCTAAAAATAATACTATATCTGATTTTATTTGTTCTTCAGATATTTCATCTTTTTTATATTTAATAATATTACATCTATATCCATTTTTTTTGAATATTTTTTTACAAGTTTTAGCATCATTTAATAAACCTATTGTGTTTTGTGTTATTATCGAAATATTTTTTGATATATTATTAATTATCATATCTCTTTCCAAAAATGAATGTGTTTTAGCATTCCATGATTCTTGTCTATTATTAAAAACTCTTATTCCATTATATACATTATAAGCATCATAGTGATGTTTACCGTTATGTTCTTGAATAATCTGTATTTTCATATCATCTAGATAATATATTCCATATTTTTTTTTATAATTAGGTAAATGTAAATTTTTTGTAAAGGCATTCATTATGCTCCATCTCCAATATTTCCATATTTTTTTTTTATGATATCTATCTATATACCAATCAATACATTTTTTTAAAATTATATTGTTTTTAGTTGAAATTATAAAGTTTGGATTGAAATTAAAATGTATATATGCACTACAAGTAACAAAATCAATATCTTTTTCTATAAAATCGGATAAAGGTACTAATGGTAAAATATCAATATCACTATAAATACCACCTTTTTTGTATAAAATACATATTCTAAAAAAATCTGCTTTAATAGGACCATCTTTCAGATAATTAAATATATCCACATATAGTTCTCCATATTCTTTTAATAAAAATGATTTAATCATTTCATCATCATATAATTTAATTTCATAATCAGGATTTAATATTTTCCAATTATTTGATGATAATATATCATTTTTACCAATTCTTTTATTACAAAAATAAATAACTTTTGGATACTTTAGAGACATATATATTAAATCGATATATATTTTTACAAATTATAGTTAATTATCTAAGAACTCGATTAGATTAAATATAATAAATGGCTTTAACAACATATTTTGCATTATCTGGTATTTACGGATGTTATAGAGGATTTACTACACCTATTTTTGATAATAATCAGAAGATTCAACGAATTTTATTTAGTGTAATGACTGGTATCAAATATACATTTCCTCCTACTAATATAATTCAAGTAGGAAAATTAGGTGGGAGATTATATTATAGAGCAAAACATTATAAAAATCCAGATTTGCTAAAAACACACTATCCGTATTTTCCATTTGATAAAATAGATTTATATAGTGAGTGGCGTTTTTATAATGCTAAATTATTCTAAATATTATATAATTATTTTTTTATAAAAAATTGAAAATAATAATATATTAGATAAATAATATATTATTATTTATACCATTTATATCAAAAAAAAATGTCTTTGTCACGTGTTCAAAACTTTTTCTTTAACCCATTCTTCTCTCAAGAAGAATCAATTGCTTTTCTGCTTTCTCAGAAAAAAAATTCAGTAATGGCTGTCAGAAATCAGCTCATTTACTGTATTGATGGAAAGATTCAACAAGCTGATAACAAATTTACTCTTACAGAATTGTTGGATTCATTTGATGCACAAGATGCTGAAAGAGCATTTGAATCCCACTTGATGAGATTTGCTGAATTGGATTCTCTGAGAAGTTTACCAGTTAATCTTAAATTTTCTGGCTGTTGTGAGACAGTTTCTGTGAATAATAAATTTCCAATCTTTACTGTTTCAGAAACAGTTGAAAAATGTTATTTTGACACAGTCATATATTGGTTTGACGAATCTGGAAATCTCTACACACAACATTATAACAATACAACTGAGATAGAATCACCCATCACACATAGTGGAGATATTGGAAATTTGCTTCATTATCTGAGTATTAGAACAAATATGGATGGTTTTAGATTTGTTGTGTGTGTGATTGGTTTTCGTCAAACACCGCTTATCAAGTTTTGTGATTCGCGACCTACTATTGCGATATCTGATACCAAATCCATCTCTCTGATTCCAATTTCTCTCACAAAAGAAGTTATGGGTAATGCATCTTTCTCAACTATGATGGTATGTGAGTTGGGAACCGCATCAGATGGCAAACAAACAATTAAATATTTTGTTCCTGAAAATAATGAAGTTGTTAGAAATGTTGATGTTGGTGATTGTTCTGAGAAAGTACGGGATGTGATTAGTCGTGTTATACAGAATGGATTCCCTTGCAAACAACCAGTTGAAAAGCAATCTATAGATTTTACAAGCACTTCATTTCCACCCAGAGATATTCACTTATATCAGGCTAATCTTGATTCAAATACAATTGGTTTTACAGATAGTGAGAAGATTCCATTTGGTAATGGAATAGGTAGTGGTGAATCTGAAATCTGTTTTTCACCATTTAGTGAAATGTTTAGTGGTCATCCAGCAGTCCTATTTGGAAAACCTAATATGGGATTGGATTTGAAACAATTCAAGAATCTCATAATAGCAAATAATCCTGTTCTTCATCTCTGCACTAAAGGTTGGAATCTGTTTGTCAATAAGGCTGGTTGCACTTTGGCTGATATGCTGATAATTATTCATTTTACAAAAGAAGAATCAGAAAATCCAGAGAAAGCAGATATCACATGTCTTTCTGGAGTAGCTGGTCCACGTTCTATTATAATATCAGAATACCATGGAAAGTATTACTTTTACAGAGGCTATCAGCGATTTTCAGAATGGAAAAGTTTCAAAGATGAGATATCTCTGGAAGAAATCACTGATTTGATTGCAACAAATAAACCATATCCTTCTCTATCACTAAAGACTGATAACAGATTATATGATTTGAATAGTAATTCATGGATGAGTATTGATAAGTTTATACAGCTAATTGATTCACTTAATATCTCACAACTTTCTGAGACAGAAATAAAATATTTGTCACTTCTACTCATTCAGTTCCAGACAATTGGTTGTGAGCAAGACATCCAACAAATTAAATCAGTCATACAAAAAAGACTAATTGAATTGAGACAACAAATACTTGCTCCCATTCAATCAACATTGGAATCAATTATTGCTGTTGATATTGATGTTCAGAGACTAAAATCTCTAGCTGATGAGAAGAAATTGATTGAGAAATCATTTGATGCAAAGTATCAGATTCTTCTACATACTCTACATAATATGTGTTCATATCATGCTGCTATCTCACATGAACATATTATGAAGCGTTTGATGCGTCAGCAAATCATAGACTCAAATATTGCAAAAGCTAATTCTATGTCAGCTTCTGAGTTTATTAGAGAACTTGAATCTAATATCAAAGAGCATGGATTTTTGTGTGCTACTCTGAATACTTACAAGCTGTATCAGATTATCAGTAATATGGTAAAAGTAGATGAGTTTGACAAAGATTATATGCAGTTATATGAAGGTATTTGTGTACCATCTTCGAAATGTATGACTCTTGACTCTGACTCAATTGAATCACTGTATGAGATAGCATCAAATTACAAATTTCCTTTGAAACTTTCTGACCATGAATTTAATACACTGTTACCACTTCTTGTTCAATCATCAGAAGACTCAGAAGACTGCACTCTACCTATTCCAATCTTTGATAAAAGTTTTAAGTTTGATAATATGATTGACTGGAGAGAAGAATGTAATCTATCACACATTGCAACACAACGAATCAAACTCAGAGGACTTTTGGCTGCTATCAAAACTTCTAATGGACAACTTCCAGCTAATCATGTGGATTTGGGAAAAGTTATCATCCGAATCTACATATCTTTGGCAAAACAGTTGGGTTGTAATGCAAGAATTCCTTCTGATGGAAGCACAATGCAAAATATTTTTAGGGGTCTAATTTATCTGATTTTTACAACCGCTGCATCTGGTGTAGGTAAACCACAACACACAGTATTTGAATTATTCTCAGAAAAAAAAATTACAACCCCTGATTCGAAACAAGTGCTTCAAGATTATGTTGATGTAATTGGTATGCTTAAGTTTGCTGGACTAAGTGATCAAGTTCCCAGAAAAAATCTTGAGAAAGCACTCTCTCAATTTTGTTTCAAACGAATAAACAGTACATTTGAATCTAATGAAAATTATATCCAACTGAATTCAGAAGCTGATAATCTCAAACTCAGTATTCTCAATATATTGATGATGGAACTTGCATCATATAATCCAGAAGTATTTGGAGGACTACTTAGAGATTTGATTGGAGAAAAACCAATTAATGATATTGATTTGAAATTATATGATTTTCCTCAAAAAATTTTATTTGATAATAAGAATGAAATGTACATGGATTTATTCCAAAACAAATTGCTCAAAATTATCAAGATACATTTCCCAGAAGCAGAATTCAAATCTATTAGAATTGGTAGTGTGTATGGAGATATTATGGCTGATGAAGAATTTACTCACTCTCACATTGATGAAAATCGGATATTAGATGTTGTTAATCTCAAATCAAATCAAGTCAAATATTCTATTATGATTAATCAGATTTTGATTGAGATTGATATAACATTCAACAAAAGTGATAACCAACAACCTCAACACAGACAAGCTGTATGGGAAGACTCATTGTATGTATCAGCTATACCATATGCACTTATGAGTGTTGAAGAATTCAAAACCTTCTTGACACAAAATCTCAAAACATATATTGAGTTTCCTTTGGAAGAAATTCTTCAAAACATCAGAGACCATAAGTTCACCATTCTGTCAATTGATAAGATGAAGCATTGGATGAAATTTGAGAGATTGTTATCAAGAGGTTGGAAATACAACAAGGGAACGAATCATCAAGAATGTCTAGAAAAACTCACAAATCTTGAATCTGATGACTCTTGTGGAAAAGTTAACATTCAACAACTTACAAAAAAGTTGAGAAAGATTATTCAACCAATTGAACAAATACAACCAATCTGTATAGAAGCTCCAGAATCAAAAGAAGAATCTGATTCCAAACAATTGGTTGCCAAAATACCTGATTCTGAACAATTGGTTGCCAAAATACCTGATTCTGAACAATTGGTTGCCAAAATACCTGATTCTGAACAATTGGTTGCTGAAGTTGCTAACAAACAATCAAATAGTATTTGGAATAGTGGAGAAAGACTTAAGAATCTTTTCAAAAGTCTTCTATCACCTTTTGGTAAATCAAACTGATTGAATCATACTGATTGAATCATACTGATTGAATCATACTGATTGAATCATACTGATTGAATCATACTGATTGAATCATACTGATTGAATCATACTGATTGAATCTAATTATATGTTTTGTTTATACTAATCAAACAATACAAAATAAATCTATTTTTATAATTAGGTGGAGCCATTAAATCACGAATAGAAGTTATTTCTCCCTGCTTATATTTTAAAATTAGTTTATAACAACTTATTCCCCACAGTATAACTGTTATCAAATAAATAATATCTGAATAATCTGTATAATTTGCTGTAAAATCATACACTGGATTTATAATCATCGACATAAAACATTCATTGTCATTTGGAGGTGTTCCATATATTCTGAATCTCATATGTTTTTCTATTATTGTTAGAGCACAAGTATTATTATTTGTCACCCAATGTAATATAATGAATGGAACAATTATAGAATGTAAAAATAGTAAATTAGTCTGATTGGTAAAAGGAACAAAACAAACAAATAAAACTACAAGCATATGTATTACTACTATTAGATTTAGTATCAGATGATTCATATTATATTTATTAATGAAAATACTTTTTTTATCTGAATATTATATGAATATTATAGAAGCATATATTAAAATTAAAAAACAACTTATCATATTAGTTTCTGGATTATCCGGAACAGGTAAATCAGAATTAGGTAAAATTATAAGTGAGAATCTTAATATAGAAGGTATTGATATTAACAAATATTGTAAAAAAGATTTTTCAAATATTGTAGAAGTATCAGACTCTATAAAAATAAATGATTGGGATGATATAAATTCATATGAGTGGGATGATTTTAACAAGAAAGTATATGATACTAAATCCAAAGGGATTGTATGTGTAGGTCAATATTTTGTAACAGAAAAATTAGAATTTAAACCAGATTTTCATATTCATATTAAAATATCAAAAAATAAATTAACTGAAAATAGAAAAAAATATATTGCTGATAATCCAGAAAAGTGTAAAGAACTCGCTAATATATCCGATACCCCAATGTTTGCAACTATGATAAATAAAATTGTATTCAAACATTATTATGAGTATTTGGCAAAGTCAAAAATAGACTTATGGTTGGATGTAGAAAAATATAGTATGGATGAAATGGAAAAAACAGTATTTGAATATATATTTGAAAATGTTCAGAATTTTTTATATAAATCAGATACAGAAAAAAAAACATATAACTCGACAAGTCAGATTGAATCAAATCGTTTATCTAAATCAGACAATCAGTCTGATAATTTAAATCAATTAGAACAAATTAATTTAAATAATAAAGAAATTGAAGATGATTCTGATTCATCTATTACACCTGATTCTGATTCACCAGATGAGCCAATATATTTGGGAACTGAAGAAAAAGTGGAAATTGTTTATTAAGATATAATTAAAAAAAATCTACATATAATATATAATGAATAAGAATACTCAGACTGCTATGAAAAAACTCGAAAAATATCAGCAAAAACTCGCCATGTGTCAGAATAACCCAATGGAAAGAAATGTTTATAAATATAAAATTAAACAATATACATCTCAGCTTCAGAGTGGTGGTATGGATAACAAACTCTTAGAATCAATTATTGCAAAGAATCACACACTATAATATTTTTTATATATGCTAATTATATAATGTCTATATTTTTTGACAGAAATGCAACAAAGAATTATAATACCGATATAATATCATGTGTATCGGCATTTAATGGTTTGGCTAATCCAACACTATATCCATATTGTATACATTTATTTTGTCGCAATGGTAGATGCGAACACATATATTGTGATTCAACACAATGCAAAATAAAAAAATTAGTTGAGGATAGAAGGGACAAACAAATAATACTTGATATATCAAATGTTATTAAGGATTTGCATAATGGTACAGAATGCTTACCTTCTGGTGAATCATTACAAAAGTTGGTTCAAAAAATGTTAATAAAAGAAAAACATAATCAATACGCAAAAGCTACCAAAAAATTAAAATCAACAAGTTATATTATTGATGATATCAAGGATGATGTGATTAACATTGCTGAACAATTTAATCGTTTGATAAAACATAAACACTAATTATTCAGAAATATAAATTATTTTTGCTTCAGGATATAGTTCTTTTGCACAACACCATAACATTTGCATAACAAATCCATATTTGTTTATAATTTTTTTTTGATATTTATACAAATAATGCATTATTTTTGATTTTTTAAAATCATATCCAGATATAATGTATTTATCAGTGTCTTTTCCCAATACTATTGAAATTTTATCTTTCATTTCATGCGATTTAAAATATATCACATATGCTAATGTTTTTGGATGTATGAGAGCATCTTCTAAATTTTTATTCAAATAATCTAAATTATTAGAATAATATGATATATTGATAACCGGATCACATACAATATCAGGATTAGTCTTAACATATAAGCAATCCATCGCATAACCAGTAATTGCAGTTTTTAATGTCATTATTTTTATATCTGTTCTTTTATTTGTCCGAATAATATATTTTTTATCTATCTTATATCCCATATCTATTGGTAACATACTACCTTCATCATCTTCTAAAATCATAGTCAGCTTTTCATATGTTTTGAATTTAAATTTACCTTTCAAAATAACTGATTGAAGTGTTATAGGACACAATACAATTGTCATGTCATATGACTTATCATTATCAATAAATTTATCATATATTATTGGATATGATATAGATATATTAAAAGCAACTATTTTCCATACATCAGCCACACAATACACCAAAACTTTATCTGATAAAGCAATTTTTGAATCATATTCTTGCACATACTTATAATCTGTAGTTTGAAGTATCCGACTACTTATTTTATTTATCAGATTATCCATTATATGTATAATTGATAAAAAATTGAAAAAAATATAAATTGTTTTTTATATATTAGATATATTAGTATACTAATGGATATAACAGATATAACAAATAAATCTCAACCAAACATACTACAAGCTATTGATGCAAAAATTACTCTGCAATTTCTCAAAGAAAAAAAAACATCCAGAACATATATTATTGGATTAGAGGATTTTATTGAAGCATCACAAATAACTAAATTTGTTAACTCTTTAAAAGCAAGTCTCGGAACCTCCTCATATGAGAGGATTATTGATGAAAAAAAATGTTATGGTTTTCAAGGAAATCATATTGAAACAATCCGACAAAAAATTATTAGCGAACTTAAAATTGACAAGAAAAAAATAAAAGGATGATTTTTATTTCCTGTTATAATTTATGGGAAAATGTCCGAATATAAATCCAGAACTAACACCAAATAAATTTTTTTTATCAAACAATCAAGCAAAATATGCTTATCTGACATTTTATGAAGGAGAAATATCTACATCACTCATACTCGCATACTCTATCAGAAAAGCAGGAACAAAAAGTAATATTATCATACTAGTTCCAAATGAATTGTCTGAAGAACATAAATATATGCTTAGTTTATACTATGATTATTTGATAACAGACACTATGTTTTTAACCAAATATAAAAAAATTATACTTATCTACTCTGTATCAGTTGTTGTCAGATACCCAGATAGCTTATTTTTATTAGAATCACCAGCTGGTTGTTGGATGATAGACCAACAACTAAGTTGTAAGACAGAAGGAGATATATTGTATGATGGATTATTAGTATTTGAACCAACACCAGATAATATAAAAAATCTGACAAGTTCTAAATCATTAGCAAAACATTTATCTGAAAAAAAGATTACTTTGATTCCAACTTCCTATATTGGATTAGATGATATGGGTTCAGATGTATCATATAATATTATGTATCAAAATATATTACCTTATAGTATAAAAAAACATACAATAAATCAACTCATCAGATATCCACATATTGTGAGATGGCATGCATATTATTCTGAATTTCTCTCACATCATCCAGAATTTATTCATAACAAATTATTGGATAATACTAATCAGATACATAAATTTTTTCATTCACCTATTCAAAAAAAGATGATGAGAAATACTAATAGTGTAGATTCTTTGTATCCGATAGCTCATATGTTGAGTGTAAAACAAAATAAAATTAATACCAGACATTTATCATATTATCATTATGAGTCAACAACTTATAAACCACATCATTTGAGACCACTATTTCCAGATATAATAGATTATGATTATTTGGAACCTATTCGTCGATTATCTGATTATTTTGGTAATCATCCAGATAATTATTATAATAAAATTTTATCAGTTTATTCGAGTCTGGATTTTCAGTCATATGCAATTAAGTTTCAGAATATTGATATTATGAATATTAAAAAAAGAAGATTAGATGAATATCATACATTTGACCCCACACACAGAGACCTAATAATGTTAGAATATATTAGATGCAAACCACAAATGAAATGTCTAATTACCAACCATATTAATATGAGTGATGCGGAAAATATTATTAGTTCATATGGAACAATTTTTTATTCAAAAACAATTAGTATTACACGAAAAGGATTGTATAATTTATTATTTGAGGCATATGATGAGTTGATTGGTATTAGTAGAGTCGAATGGGTAAAACATATAATATCAAATATTGGTTCAGATAAATTACTTGCAACAAAATCGACAAAAGAAAATATAACTTTTATATTTTTTATTCCAAATAATGAAGTAAAACAATCAGATAAATATGATATTACAAATCAATTAAAAAAAGTTGCTGATATTAAATCCAATAATCATTTGATTCATATTAGTGATCATTTTTATCAAACTATCAATTATGCAGAGATGGTTTTGAGCGAACAAACAATTAAATTCTTAGAACAACAAATGTCAGCAAATATTACTAATCAGATTATGAATAAACAAAATATTAAATTTCAAACATTTAGAAAATGGGTTATGAAAAATTTATCATCATTAGAAAAAAATCGTTTGATGATTAGCGGTGATATGGTGCTACAATCATATGGTTTGCGAATGGGAACAGATATTGATATACTATTTGTTCAAACAGATAACAAATTATCACAATCAGAAGAGGAGTTGATTGAATTATTGGATACAAATTTTACAGATAAAAAAACAAAATTTTTTTTTACCAACTTATCTGTATATGATAATCAATATGAAAATATAGTTTATAATCATGTAGGAGCAAAAAATATTCTAAGTATTCTGACAGACCCCAAATATTATTATTGGTATCAGAATATTAAATTTTTTACCTTACCTTTGGAGATTATTAGCAAAGTTGTTAGAAGCAATGTATCTGATAATGCTGATTTTTTGATGATGAATATTATTAAACCTGAGATGGTTAGTCAATATGTGGTATTTGATGGAAGCCAATTAAAATATAATAATATGTTATTTGCGGATTCTCAGCCATCAATAGATATCAAACAACTTATTAGATTTGCATATAAGAATTATACATATGATGATTTGAATCTTATGATAAAATTTATTGGTTGATATAAAAATTTTATCAGTATATAGATATGGAACAGAAATTTATCAAATATATGACTAAAAACAAACAGATAGGAGGAGGGGAAGAATATATGATTAAATGCTTAAAAAAAATCGTAGTTGGATTGATGTTTGTAAGATAACAAGACCTTCTCAGGGAGCTGCTGTGGCAGCTATAGAACCTCCTCAAATATCTATTTCTAACCTTACAGAAAATACTACAAGAAATATGTATACTGAGTCTTTGATAAAAATAATGATTAAATGTATAGATGAAAATATTGATTCTAGACAACTTATAAATATACCACTAGTATCTTCTAAATACGGAACATTACAAGGAACTATTTTTTATATGCCAATAAATAGATCAGGAATCAAATGGTTTTATGTTTTACAAAAGAGTAATTTTGGTAAAAGAATACTTATCTATAAGTATGAATACATATCTGAAGACACACCTAAAAAACAAGAGGTTGAAGACGAAAAAGACTTTAAAGAATTTTTTATAGAACCAATTAAATATGAATTAAACAAAATATATGATAATATTAAAAATAGTAATATATATCAAAAATATACTGATGAAGAATTAGCAGACTTACATAGATTTATTAATGATGATAAGAGTTATTTTATTGATTAAAAATTTGAATTTGTAATTACTTATAATAATATTATATCATATCATTCATACTTTATGGATAAGTTTGATACAAATCCAGATACAAAATATTGGATTATAAGTTTGGATTCACTATTTTGGAATCAATTAAAATCTAATTTTATCAAAGGAAACTATCATATAGCGACACCTGAAAAAGCAGATTTGAATCAATCAGATATTATAATATATTATCAAAAACATCGTACTCCTACACAAAATGGATTTGTTGGTATGGCAGAAATATCATCAGCACTAAAACTTAATTCTGAACCTCGAATAAAAGTATATAATGATCAGAATATGAATAAGTATTATTGTTCGGTTAAAAAAATAGTATTGTTTGAAAATGTTTGCAGATTATCTGAATTGGTAAATTTTTGCAAGGAAAATGCCTATAAGGGATGTAGTGAAACATACTATAGAAAAAATCTATTAAGAAAATTAGTGATACTTTATCAAGCAGATAAAAAAATAGGAGAGCAGACAGTGGAAGCATTATTTAGATTATCTGATGATATCAAACAAGCTGATACAAAACAAAGTGATAGCAAATCAGATTCAGAAAGTGATTCAGAAATTAGTTATATAGAAAGTGATACAGATAGTGAGTATACTGATAATGAGGGTACAAGAGAAGTTATTGGACATATTCCGATTCTTGGCATTCCATGTGATGGATTAGTTTGGGATACCAAATCATATGAACAAACAGCAAACAATTTTAAAAAACATTATATGATGTGCAAAAAATGTGAATGGACAAACAATAACTCTGTTGAATTATCTTGTTTTTTTAAAACTAATAAGATGTATTGTCAGGATATTAAAGATAATGGTGAGATTTCCAAATATATCGAATTGTATCATAATTTAAAATCATATAGATTTGTGATGAGTGGTGATGATAAGAGTGATTGTATATATGTGTATCGAATAAATCAAAGAGGTAATATGTATCATAGATGTATGATAATTATTTACTAGTTTTTTTATTTAGTTTTACACCTTTGAAGATTTAAAATGTATATTTTTACTCAACAAAAAAATATCCAAGGTTTGTTCATTGGAGTGTGTAAATTATATTTTTTTAAGGCAACAACCTTTTTCTGAAGGACTTTTTATCTTTTTGGTTTTGCCTGCTTCAATCTTTTAAGGCTTTTTTTTCTATCATATCATCTCCTAGCTTACTCATCATAGTTGAATATGATTCAACTGATTCATTACAAATAGTACCCTTATCGCATATCTTAAGTGTATCAATATCTACACAAACAATACTCATATCGCTTAGTGCCTTAATATCAAATATCATTAAGCTCTCTACAAAATAGTCATTATGCCATTTAAACTTGTATGTATCATATTCAGAATGTTTTATGTGATAAACTTTGCGAAAGTTAAAAGCTACTCCATGGTAGTTTTTAGAGATATCATCCCATCTAATACGAGTATAATCAGGTACATAATTATCAGGCTTCTTAGACAAGTAGTTATATATAATTACATCACTATTTTCAAGTAGGAACCTTTGTATTATTGCAATAAATTTATAATCGTCATCAAGATCCTCGTTATCTAAATTGTTTTCTGAATAAAATTTTTGTAAGATATACTCCTTACATACCTTGATATAATTTATTTTATCTGAATCAAATTGGTCGCAAATATATTTTTCTAATTCATCAAAATTAAATTCATTAAAAGCGAAAATAGCAGAATACTCATCAGCAAAATATTTAATAATATCTTTTTTAAGTTTACCAAATCTATGTTTAGCTATCACCATACTATCTATATCTGGATTCGATAGTTTTTTTTTATAGTCTTCTATAAATTCATATTTAATGTTCGTCTTCATATCTGGTATTTTCACACAATAGTCATCAACAAATTTATCTAAAACCTCAAAAGTATTAATTTTTAAAATATTTATTGGCTTTTTAATCATAACACATTTTATAATAGATTTAGTAAGTTTAGAAGTATTATTGTGAATATCTAAATTTAAAATTGGATCAAATAACCATGAACCATTAGAGAACCACCATACTCCACTGGGCTTTCCTTCAGTGCCAAATGTTTTATCTTTAGTGCCAAATGTTTTATATTCAATTTTTAATAAATCTGTAGTAAACCATATTTCTTCGTTTGAATATGTAGCAACCATTTTACATCTTTCACATGGACCGCCATCAGGAGCAGATTTACAGAAATCAAAAGCCTCATGAATATCAGGAACAGCAGCAGAACCCTCACCTCCTATTTTAAAACTTAAATATTTATTTTTATATTTTAAATATTTATTTTTATACATATTATAGTATGATATTATTTTTGAAAATATTAGTTATTCTGTTTTACAAACAGAATGCTGTCCTAAATAGAAACTATAAATAAAAAAATTGCTGCGAGTTACCAGCTAATCAGAGTCAGACTCAACCTTACAGGAGCGGCTTTTTTTTCGCGAAGTTCTAGCACGCTCCATTTCCTTTTGGTCATGCGATTTTTCTTTTTGAGACTGCTTTTTAGTGTAATTCCTATCTCTCTTCAGTTTGCGGGGTTCTACACCAAAACAGGAAATTGTTGGCAACTGCTTTTGCTTCGATTTTTTCGTTGAAACTGTCGGAGAAGTTGGGATGACTTTTTGAGCCGGTTGAGCCTCGTATGCTTTTTTTTCAAAATACAAAAGAAGCTTCTTCGCACGATTAATAGCAGCCCATGCATCCTCAAAGGCTTGTGGGTTACCAAACAACGCCTCATCAGTTGGTCGAAATTTTGGCTTGGTATTACGAAGCTTTTCAAGAGGTTCGATGTGGCTCAACACAACAGGTTTTCCGGCATCATCAAGCGGTTTATAAAGCAGACCGAGCTTATACAAACAGTTGTTAATCAATAATAAGGATGGAAGCCGGTTTGCACCATTTGGATGTTGAGGGTAGCTTGCTCCTACGACGCGACGCAAGCCGTGTTTGTTGGACTTGCCACCACGCAACTCTCCTTTTGGATGCGAATCACTTGTTGACACAATAGGAATATAGCCTTTCATTTTTGTAGACATTACTTTGAATGGTTTTGAATAAAGTAATAAATCTGAAATTATACATTTTTTAATTTATAATTAGTTTCAATTTTTTTACTCATATAATATAATGAACAAACATAAAAAACATAACCTATTTGTATTAGCAAATACTATTAATGAATTATTTGATGATGATAAAAAAATAAATATATCATCTCATACATTGGTTTTGATTGGTGCTCAAAGTTCAGGCAAAACAACACTTGTGCATAAAATTGCATGTGTGGAATTCTCTCCAACTGGTGATGGAATGATGACAAGAGTTCCTATTTGTGTGAGGCTTCATAATAGTGAGCGATATAATGCCCGATTATCAGTATCTGATGGTATGGGTAAAATAAAAGAAATATATTCAGAATCATTTAGTGAGCAAACAATCCGATTAGAAAAATTTCAGCAAAATATTATGGAGCAAACAAATCGAATTACAAAAAATAAATATTCAGTTTCCAATCAACCCATATATGTGGATATTGAGTCTCCTAGAGTAATTGATTTTTCATTTGTTGACCTTCCTGGATTAGTTGCAACATGGTTGGATGAACAAGGGCAAACTGAGAGTTTGATCGGTGAAATTAAGAATTTAGCTGTAGAGTATATGATGAGACCTCACACAACTGTATTAGCTGTGATGCAGAGTAATGCTGATTTGCAACAAAATATTGGATTTGCTTTAATTAAAGAAGTAAAATCTAAATTAAAAAATCTTAACATTATAGGCATCTTGACAAAATCTGATTCTTTGACTAATATTTCAAAAGTAGAAGAACTTGTAGATAACTCAGATAAATCAAGCACTCTATATGTATCTGGTGGATATTATTTGGTAAATAATATATCTGATGATGAGGAAACATTTTTTTGTAAAAAATTTCCACAATCATCTCCTATCATCACATCCAAAAGATATGGTATTAAAAATTTAGTAAATAAAGTTAGTAGTATGATGATTGAATTAATTAAAGAATCTGTGCCTCAACTTAGAACTTCTGTATGTGATTTAATTACTGAAACTAAAAATAAAAAAAAATCTTTAGGAATAATTATATCAGACAGTAGTCAGGTAATTAATTTTTTATCAAATAGCATTAGTAGTATGTGCGAACAAATATATGATTCATTGGAATCAAATGGACAAACTATCAATACAGGTCAACAGATAGGTGATATATTTAGTGAATTTGTTGCTAATATTTCCAAATTATCTCCATATGATGTATCACATACGAGCAATGAATATTTTGAAAAAATAATAAATAATTTTAATGGATATCATATGATGACACAAGTTTCTATTCTAAAAATAGTAGAAGCTATTTTGGCAGATACCAATATATCATCATATAGTCTGATTGCAGAGTATGCGTTGTTGTGCACAAATAGTATATGTGTAGTTTTGGAAAAAACTATTAATTATTATACGGAAATTAATTTTGGTAATTTTACAAAATTAAAAAAAATAGTATCAGAAAATTTACATAGATTGATTAGAAAATATGCTGACGAATGCATGTGTTTTATCAATCAATATATAAGAGTTCAATCAAGCCATGTGTGGAGTAGTGATAAAAGATTTAGAGTAGCTTTTGATAATATGAATAATAAAAAGTCAGATTTGTCAACAAATATTTTTAATTATACTATCAGTCAAGTAAGAGAATTAGTTGTTGCATATTTTAATACAATATTAGAAACCTCTCAAGAATTTGTAATAAAAAGCATCGTGTGTGAGATAATAAAAAAAATAGAAAAAACAATAACAAATGAGTTAAATATGATTTTGATTAATCAGAATATTATACAAGATAATAATATGTTTTGTGAAGACCCACATATTTCAAAAAGTCGACATATACTTGATAAAAAGCTGGAAAAACTTTATCAAATAAATAATATGATTGATATGATTGGATAAATATACTATATGAAAAAAATAATATATCATCCAATAATATGTTGGAGCCGATATTTTGCAATGTAGGAGAAGGATTGATGAATGTTATTTATCATACAGATAGTTATCCAGAATATATGTCTGGAAAAACATCAGTATTTGATACAAAAAATCATATTATCAAATATATATATTTGGGAGCACGAACAATGCTAGTAGATGATACAAACAACATATTGTATGTTAACCATAATATGTGGTGTGAAACTGTCTCACCATATATTAGAAAAATGGCTATATTGCGTTCTATACCCATCACAGATTATCAGACAGGTGTTGAACATTTTGGTGCTATGGATAATAATTATATCATATATGTAATTTTAGTATTATTTGTTATATTTAGTATTACATATTGGAATATATATTGATATTACCATCTAATACCACCAACAACTTCTCTAACCTCGCGAAGACCTACTGGTGTGGCGGTAGTGAGAGAGGGGTATGGCGATTGAGTTTCAAGTTTAACTGTTCGCATTGCCGAAGAATTAGAATTTAAAGCAGCTTTGATTTTATCAATATTTAGAGCAACAACTACTAAGAGAAGAACCAATACAATCCATTTCCATTGAATAAGTTTATTACTAAACATAATTCCATCTCTTGATATTAATTTCTGCTTAACAGGTTTTTCCTGACTATGACGTTCAGACATTTCTTTTATATATTCTAATCAGATATTATTTTTTTTTCTATATTTATATTTATTTTTATTATATTGTAAATAGCAATTTATATGATTTTTATTTTCTCTGGGCATTATTTTTTGTTTTCTCTAGGTAATGAATTGGTAAAAAATAAATCTGTTATATTATATTTTGAAATAGGTAGACTCATCGCTGCAGCCAACCTATGCCCACCGCCACCAAATATTTTAGCAATCTTACCAACATCTATGTTGGAACTACGAAGTGATGCTATATATTCCTTTTTATCCATATTAAAATTATATATCATTGCAAAATCACAATTTATATCTGTCATTGCTCTTTTACCAAGCAATGATGGATTGGGACAATTTGTATTATACACTGCAACTTTATATTGCCCGGGTTTATCAAAATAGTCTGAAAATGCTTCATATATTTTTTCAGAAGGAAATGATTCCATTGAATATTTTTTAACATTTGCATCAAGTTGATGCTGAATATATTCCCAATATACTGATCCCTTTTTTATTATTTTTTTAATAAGTTTTTTGTTATTAAATAATTTCATCCACTTTCTAATATTATTATGTCTAATATCTGTCGGATAATCAACATCCAATCCTGCAATAAAATAATATGTATGTTTTAATTTCCATAGACCAATATCATTATCTTTAATATATCTTACAAATAGTGGTATTTGTGTATTAGGAAAAAAATATTTCCATACAAGACTCGCTCCACTTTCTGACTCATCATATATGATTTTTAATTTTGTTTGATTAAATTTTTTTTGTATCAGAACCACATCATCTTTTATTGTTTGATGATGATCAATAAAAGTAACAGTCTGAGCTCTATTGACAATTTCATCCAATACTTTATACTTATATGCACAATCAATAATTATTACATTCATTCCATCAATTTTTGGTGGAGCATCTTTTGCAGATGGAACATCAGGTAATATATATGCAGATGGGTCAATTTTTCCACTTTTATTTAATATAATAAATCCACAATATCCATCAATACATCCTCTATGATATATCACATAATTATAGGGTTCATCCATTATATAATTATATGAGAAAAACTTTATAAAAAATGACTACTAATAATATAGATGCAAAATCCAGTAGATATTATTTATAAATTCTCTCATCTTATTGTTGCTCTAATCTTAGTATTTTGTTTAAAACAAAAGAAAAAAATATTACTAATATTATTACAAACAATCATTATAGCATATTTGATTCATAATGATAGAAAATTATTATACATATTACCTACAATGGGTTTGATAATATTTGTATCAGAACAATTGATATCTTATGACCCATACAGCGAAGAGTCAACAATATATAATATAATTCAAAATATTTGGAAATTACCATTTTATACCATATTATCTTATTATTTGATTCAGATAGATATTTGATTCAATAGATTTGACACGCTACAACCAATATATCATTATTTATCCCTACAACTGTAACTGGCTCCATATTTTTTTTTATTCCTCTAGGGATAGTGCAAGAATTTGACACAAACCAATTTGTTATTATTTTTTCTGGATCATATTCTGTATCTAAATCAAATTTTGGAAATCCAAAATATTTATCGGATTCTAATATAGCCATCATATATAGATTTTCATGATATTCTGTCCCATGAGCACATATATAACACTGAGCAACTTCTGCTCCATCATATATATTGATACAATCAACTAATTTATTTTTTTCATTATAAATTTTTGGTATCAATACTGTTTCACATTCTTGAGCAAGCGGTATTATCATCTTCAACATATGATATGATATGTTTGATGAAGCTGTCCGATTAAAATTATTAACTAATAGTTGAATATTTTTTTTATTGCCCAAAATAATTAGATATATATAATTAGCGGTTATCTCAATTATTGGAATATTATTTTTATGCATAATTATAATATTTAATTATATAATAAAAAATATACCAAAATAATATAAAGATATCATACATAATAATAATTATTATTACAAATGGCACAAAACAATCAACAACCAACAGAGACAGTTGTATCTGAAAAAAATCAGTCTCTTAATCTTAGTGATTACACCTACAATAAGGATTTCAAAGTATGCAAGGGTTCGCTTGTTCAATTAATGGTATTTGTTCAAACACTTACAGAACCCAAACAATCATCAAATGATTATCAGGAAAAGTTATATCCATATATGTCTCAACTATCACAAAATATCATTACAAAGTATAATGAATTATTTGCCTGCCATTCGGGTCCAACATATTCTAAATATCTGGTAGGTCTGGGTGGTAAGACTAATTATCCAATTCTTCATAAGGGTGTTCGTCGCACTCTGACTTATGAGTTTGTTCAATTTGGACAAATTATTAGTGCACTATCAAATAGGCTGCGATTTATTGTATCCAGAGATGCTAGTAAATTCGAGTTTGCTGATCAGACACAGCGTCAAGATTTTGAGGAGTTGCAAAAGTTATGTGAAGATTTTAATAATTTTTTGGTTGGAGAAAGTGTGAGTGATAATATTTCAAAGCTTTGGTTTGATGCGGTTAAGGATGCTCGAACGCTTCTTCCTCCCAGACAAACACAACAAACAACTGTTAGTAAAGTAACAAAAAATCAAGATATGTCTAGCAAACATAGAACATTTAATCAACCAACTAGAAGTTTTAATACCGAACAAAGACAAACAAATAGAAATGTTGCTTCCAACTTTAACCCCAAATTCAATCCTAACTTTAACCCCAAATTCAATCCTAACTTTAACCCCAAATTCAATCCTAACTTTAACCCCAAATTCAATCCTAACTTCAATCCTAACTTCAATCCTAACTTTAATCCTAATTTCAATCCTAACTTTAATCCCAATTTTAATCCAAACAGACAATCAGAATCTGTTCAAACACAACCAACCAGACGATTTGTAGCAACCAATCGAACAAAAAATACTAATAATGTAAGACATACATAATTTTTTTAATTCTTTTATACTACATATAGTATTATATTATATATAATATTATATAAAATGAAACAACCTTCTAGACCATTACCTATACCATTATCTACACCATCTTCTTCAATTAACGAGGAGAAAGAAAAAACTGATAATAAAGAAAAAACTGATGATAAAGAAAAAAATGATAACAAACCGCAAAAAATAAAACATATTTTGAAAACTAAATTTGATGAATCTACTCTAGATGATGTGAATATGTTGATGATGCAAAAAAAATGTACTGGAACATTATCATTCATATTATCCATCATAAGTGGTTTGATGTATGCTTGTTCGGCAATTACAGCTACTATTAATATATCAGACCCATCTTATACAAATTTTGGAATAGCAACACTTGTGTTAAACATACTCGCATCAGTATGTATGGGATTATCTCATACATTTTCAGCAAAAAGCAAAGATAAATTAAATAAATTAAATGATGTGGTAAAACAATATGGATTAAACACTTATGTAATTAATATTGAGGATACAACACCAGAAAATAAAACTAACATTGATGATAAAAAAATAATAGTTTAAAAAAATATTTGTCTGTAGAATCCACCATCCTGAATCTCTTCAAGACCTACAGAACTTCCAGAAGTGCTAGAACTTGTATTTCCACCTTTTCCTCCACCCATCATCATAATCGCACAACAAGACAAACAACAACACAAACACATACATATGATTAGAACTATTGCGGCTACAATAATCATTGGTCCCTTGAGTAGACCTCCCAATAATCCATTTAATACATCACCCACACTTTTTAAAATCCCACTAATCGCACCACCCAATGATTCAAAAACACCTGAATTTTCAGATTCTGTATTTCCTGTTGATTTCATCTCTACAGATGATTTAACTGTGCTAGCATTTGATATTTCCATACCTAAATCTTTTGCTATATTGTTAGTAACTGCATTTACAACTCCTTGTTGTTGCACACATTTACTCATCATATCAGCAGCTTGTTCTTGTGAGACGCTACCTATAATTGCACTTTGTCCAATATCCATGTCTGATAAATCAATATTTTGTGAACTTGATACCATACTGATACATTCTTGCAAACTATTCAGATTTAAATTATTAGTTATATTATTTTCCATAACATTTTTTATATCTTTGTCTATATTAGTTATGCTATTAAAATTAAATGCAGTATTATTAGTAGTAGTTGTATCTCCAGCAGTTGATGCAAATCCAGATTTTGATTTTGCTGCTGCTTCAGCAGCCATCTTTCCAAGAGCTTCAGCTCCATAATTTGATTTTAATTCAGATGTAAGTCTATCTAATACACCATTTGCAATTTCACCTTGAAAATTTGATAGTTGTACACAATCAAATGTTAGAGACGCTTTTTGATTTTGGTCAATTGAACCTATATTTAAATTTTTTGCTATTTTGGTACCACTCATATTAAAAGTCTGATTTTGATTTAATCCAGCCGAACAATTAGATGCTTGACTGATAACAGTATTTGCAGTAAAATTATTTAAATTTTCATTAACCATTTTGAGTGTATCATTTGTAATAATATTTGTATTAGATACTTGATTATTTGTTGATTGAGTCGATCCCATATTATAATATAACAATATATTTTTATATTTTTCCACCATTATTTGAAATAATTATTGGTTCAAATTCCAATACATTATTATTTGACGAATCATCATACAAACATATTCTCGGATATGCTTTTCCATTCAACATACATGTTTTTCCCTCACATATACCAATATATGTCTGCTTCAATTTTGGTGTTCCTTTGGATTGGTCAATTAGTGGTGTAATGATAGTTCGTGTACTTTCTGCTTTAGTATTTGTATCTATGATGGTTGCTGTTCTTGATACAAGTTGTGCAGTATCCATTTGTAATTTTACTTTGATGGTTGAAGTATTTCCAATAATACCTCCAGTATTTTGTATTTCTTTTTCAACTATTCGTATTTGTGTGAAAGTACTATCTTTACTATCACTCATATCACCACATAAATAATTTATATTTTTTGTATAATACAAATGATTATTTAATATACTAGGAGTTGAGCTTCCATTCAGATATGGTTTTGAGACTCCTGTTATATAATATTTACGTGGATTAGAATCCATAACAACTTTAACTTTAAAATCTGTCACATATTGTCTGACAGCCTCGCACTCATCATATTTATTTTCACATTCTGACTTAACTTCTTTTGTTGCCTCACATTTAATCTGATTTGTTTTATTACATATATCACTATTTAACTTAACAGATTTTATATAATCATTAATCAACAAATCTGCATCTTGGGTTTCAACCAATATCATTTTTATTGTCGAACATTCTAATGAATTTTCATTTTCTACACAACTAAGTGATGGAACGCTAGCCAAATAATATTCTTTATCTTCAACTTTACATTTAAAATTTAATAAATTTGTTCCACTTTGACTTATAAAATTAGAATAAAATATTTTATCAGAATCAGTTGAGACAGAATCCATATATTCAGTATATGATGATAAATAGAACATAATTACAAATAATATAATTATTAGCAAACTAACTATAATTGGATGAGATTGAATGTATATGATAATTTTGTTTAGCATTATATTATACTGATAGAAAAACAAAAATTATTAGTTAAAAATACTAATAATATTATAACAAATAAAATAATTTAACGTTCAGGCTTTATATGATAAAGAGCAAATCCTAAAGAAGAAGAACAACATATACACAAAACAATTGCTATCACACCAGTAAATAAACAAGAACTATTAAATGGGCTACATTTATTAGAATTTTCTCCATCAAGATGTTCTTTGTTATTCATAAAATTGGGATACACATATAAAACAACAACAAGTAGCACCAAAGCTAACAAAATAACAGTAGTGGGATTTTGACTCAAAAAATCAGTTATGGATTTAATCATTATATATTTATACTTATATATTTTTTTTAATTATTAGTAAAAATAATAAATCCAATTATACAACATATAATAAGAATAATAAGAATAATCACAATAATACCAACAATCATACCGGTGGATAATGTAGAATCATCTTTGTTGTTATCTGTTTCTGAATTTTTTGTTTCTGAATTTGTTGTATTGTTTGTTGGATTTGTTGTATTGTTTGTTGGATTTGTTGGATTTGTTGGATTTGTTGGATTTGTTGGATTTGTTGGATTTGTTGGATTTGTTGGATTTGTTGGATTTGTTGGATTTGTTGG